AGACGCCTTTAAAAACTGCCTCAGTGATGTCTCCAATCATCATTCTAAGCAAAAAATGAGAGGAGGGTGGAATAGCAGCCTCTGGTTTATTCTTTTGAAACCAGAGTTGGCAAGATGCTCTACCTATATTACTTGCCCGTAAGCGAAAGTCTTTTCTAGACTCTTTGGCTTTGAACTGCTTACGCACTGCTTGTTCCACATGCTTTACTATGCCCTGTATATTTTCCTCTGACATCGTAGTAAGTCCCTGACGAGCTTCATCAAGGTATGAATGTACGAGAAGTTCTGCAGGGTGTTCCATTTGCTACTCGCTATCTACTGTAATGAAACCATCAATGACTTCGCTCTCTTCTTCCGACAAAGGATTATTGTTGGCATTTTTGTCGTAAGCTTCTTGAATGTAGGTATTGTATCTATTAACCCACGTTTGAAACCGCATGAGCATGTCATTGTCATCAGGCTGAACAAGCTTTACTTCTTTTGTAAGTTGAACATTATAGATGGGCTGGTATAGCATATTCCCATTAGCCATAGGAGCACCCTCTGTAGTCAACTCAATGAGATGTTGAGGAAACAACCTTCCTGCATCACGATACTTAGCAAGAGCCTCGCCCATAATCTTGAAAGCAGTATTGTTTTCAATTTCCCATAGCACAGGAATAGGAGTGTCCGTTGTTTCGACAGCCTCTCCTGCATCATTAACAGCATCTCCTTCTTCTAAAAGAACCGTACCAAATATAGTCCTAACTCGTTTAACAGACGTTATAAGTTTGCGAGTAGTTTCGGGAAGCTCTTGCCAATCCTTTACAAATCCAGCAGGACGGCCACAATTAAATCCACCAGACTCATCAATTAAATCTGAAGAACTAAATGCTTTGTAATCATGCGTGAAAGCAGACTTAACATACTTTCCCTTGCGACCATTTTGATCTGGCGTTTGGTAAGGCAACCAACGGTTGTACCTAAAACGCTGTAGAAATGGGCGGAAGTTTATTTTCTCACAGTACATGAACGTACCACTCCCGTCATCAATCCTATACGTACCTCCCGGTACTACTTCCATCTGACGTTTCTTGCCACCCTTGTCGATGGTTCCCATGACAGATTTATTCCAGATGCGAAGCCGAGAGAGTGCATCTGCTGACCTTGCTGGCTTGGAACCTGTAGTTTCAATGCCCATGACTGCCGCCACAAGATCATAATTAGTGTTATCTATATTAACTAGCTCTGTTTCCATTCTATAATTTCCTTTCTGCAAAAAAATATCAAACCATTATACTTGTTTCATCATTTTTGTCAAGAATATTCTTGAAGTTCCATCCAATTTTCTCCCATTTTACATTCCATGATCAGAGGAATATCAAAGTCTACCTCAAACTTAGTTTGGAACTGTTCTCTAATCCTTTGTTCTGCTTCAATAATGCAGTCTTTTACCCTTTCCTGTTCATCTGGATATGTATCTATAACAATACTGTCGTGAACACTGTTTACAATCAGACTCTTTAACTTCTTCTCCCTCATGATCTCCTCTACAATAAGAAGGGTCATCTGTACAATGTCAGTAGAAATCGACTGTACAGGGTAATTCTTGACAGCAGTAAAATGTGTTATCGTTCCTCCTTTTCTACGTTCCGCATTGGGAAAAGCAAACTGTCTGCCAGTAGGAGTAGTGACCATACCAGTAGACATAACTTCCTTGGCTAACTGCGTGTGCCACTGAGCTATGCCAGAATATTTACCAGTAAACTGCTGGTAATACGCCGCCTCTGCTGTAGTTCTTCCAAAGCCAGTGGCACCAAACAAAGGAGCAAAGGTATGTGCTTTTGCTTCTTGCCTTGTTGTAGGCTGACCAGAATTGCTAATGACCTCTGCTGTGTAGCTATGAACATCAAAACCCGTGTCTATTTCCTCTCTTGCAACCTTGTCTTTGCCCAAGAATGCCGCTGCCCGAAACTCAAGTTGAGCAAAGTCTGCCTCTATTATTTTTCCCTGTGTCCAGCGAGAGCGAAACACTCTTTTGATTGGAAACGTACCACCACGGGGCATGTTTTGTAAGTTGGGCGAGTCAGATGCCAGCCTACCAGTTGTAGTTCTGTGTTGTACCAATCTGACATGTAATTTATTGTCAGATTTCATGAAGGTTTCTATGCCTTCAACAAAAGAAGATAAATAAGTATCTAGGGCAGACAGTCTTCTTACTTTATACAGAAAGCTCTCCGCTTCTGCCATGTTTCTTCGCTTGGCTGTCTCTTCTAACATCTCTATGTTGGTTTTGCTTGTGCTAAAACCATGATTGGCTACCCAAGAAGAAGAAGGAGGAGTAAACTTTAGCCCTGCAATCTTTTTGCTTGGAATATATAGTATGCCAGCCTTGTTGCATTCCTTACAAATTCTACGGGCCTTGCCTATAGTTCCGTCCTTCTTAGTAAAGTTGGTATAGCCTCTTCCAAAACAATTTTTACACTGAATAGCAGTGGTCTTGTACACTAGCTCTGAATTTTTTTTCACTGCCGCATCAAATGCAGACTTTTTCATAAATCTAGAAAAATTACTTGACCATGTGGGTTTGTCCACTGGTTTGCGGCTATATATAACCATACTTAACTGTTCTGGTGAGGCAAGATTAATTGGTGTGTCACCCATCACTTCATGGACCTGTGCATTTAAAGAATTTTGTATTTCTTTTTGTTCTGTTTCAAATTCTCGCTTAACCTCTGCTAGTGCATCTGCATTTACAGAAAAACCTCTGTAATAAATCTTGGACAACAGCACACACAAGTCATTTGTCAATGTAATTATGTTTTGAAGTGAAGCATAGTCCTCTGTGAACATCTTTCTACGCAAGCTATCGGCTAACTCCTGCGTGGCCCTTACGTCAACCTTACAATATTTTTCTAAGTCATCTCCATCTATTTCATCTACAGATATACCTTGCTTAAAGCTTTCAGTAAGAGTATCAAGCTTCTGGTTCTCAAGTTCATACCTCTCTGCCACCGCCTGTAAAGATAGAGGCTGTTTGATTGCCCGTTGAAACAAATACTCAACCAACATGGTATCAAAGACAGGCCCATCGTAAGTAAAACCTGTTTCCCACAGCCACACCAACTCATGCTGTGCATTATGACATATCAATACCGTAGCCTGATCTAGCTGTGCCTGTAAAAGTTCTTTTGCATTGTCTGTGCTATGTGTAGAGTGACTAAACCAAAACGACGCCTCCTCACCCTTGTCTGTTCTTGTGCATACCAATACAAGCTTGTTGCCCTCTGTAAATGGATCAAGAAGGGTCTTACCTGATGGTAGTTTAGATACAGTATTCTCTACATCTATAGTTAATTTCATAATATGTTCCTATGCACTGTAAGTTGCTGTCTCTGGATCAAGCATCGTAATGACACGCCCATGTTTTCCAGTTAGCTTATTTTTAAGAACTAGCCAATGCCTCTCTGGGCTTTCTTCCTCTTGCTGACCCTCCACCATAGGTGTTTTAGTTATACAAAACAATACATCTGCTTCACTCGCCTTACCTGTGCGACTGCCTTCCAACATACTCATGTTCACAAATACCTTGCCTTCTGCTTCAGCAGATAGTTGAGACATGGCAAACAATACACAATTATATTGCTTGGCTATAATTCTAAAGCGAACATACGCCGCCTTGAGTTGTTCATGGTGAGCAGTGTACTTGCCCTCTGGCTGAAACTTGTCGGCCATGTCAGCAATCACAATGTCTGGTTCGTATGCTTTAACAGCACGTTCTACACGATCCAAGTCCCAACCTGTAGCATCAGTAATTTTTAGATTTTCTTTAATGGGACCAAACAATTCCTCTGCACGTTTTCTGTTCTTAACAATCTCTTTTATATTCATACCACATGCAGCAGTAAGATACCGTGAAGAGACTCTACTTGTGGCTTCCTCATTTGCCAGAACCATAACCTTTGCTCCTTGATGAGCAAATCCACCCGGACCTGCACACAGGTAGGCATGGCTACTTGTTTTACCCGTGTTAGGACGGGCAGCACCCACCACTATCTGCCCTGCATTTACTCCCGGAACAAGGTTTGCAACTGTAGGTATATTAAACTTCCACTTGAACTGT